ATATCACAAGTGGGGTAACTGATTGCGAGGGATGTAATCCGAACTCTGCTTGGGGATATGTTAGAGGTTACGAACAAGCAATTAAAGACTTGAAGCAAGAGATGAATAACGTACAAGAGAAAGGATAAGTCATGAGTAAACCAAAACGTACAGGTACTATCCCTCGTATGAAAGTTGCCGTAGACGTAGACTTCATACAATCGGATAGCAGGACAATACGTGCAAGTAAAACAATTACTCGTACAGATATTCCAAACCTATCAGGTATGAGAATAGAACACGTAGACATAGGTGCAAAAGAAGTACCATGCTGTTCGCTATGTGGTAAACACCTTAGTCGATACGGTATGTGTAGAGATTGCAAAGAAACTCGTAACGTACAAGAGTTAGAGAAACGTAGAGCTTTATTGCAAGACGAAGTATCTAACTATGTTAGAGACGGCAGCCATCGATACGTGAAAGGCTTTGACCATAATATTGAGAAAGGTTGTTGCCAATCACATGCAGAACTCTTTGCGAGTTACTGCCCATGTGGTATGGCGATACCTAGTGGATTACAAGATTGTGAGGTGTGTATATGAAAAAAAGATATGTGGAATTTAGAGTTGATGATGTCGAAAGTATGTTGGAAGCACGTAGCGTTATTGAGGATTGCTTAATGGCGTTGTATCAAAAGAAAACATACAGAACGACAGACCCAAAGATTATTAACGAAATAGCTCAACGAGAATTTCTAAAAGAAAGTGAGGTGTGAATATGAGTACTTGGTTATTTATAAAAAAAGGTGATAGAAAAAGAAGGAGTGAAGATGCACGTTTGTAATTATGAATTAACTTATTGGAACGAGTACAGATGTACAGGTTGTAATAGAAAAAGACACGAGGAAGAATAATGTATCCTGTAATAATAAAATCAACTAATGACTATACAATGTGGTTGTATAAAGGCTCAGGCATGTTAGAAATTACAGACAAAGATAGTAGTTTCAAAAGACAATACATGGGCTACGGTAGACAAGAAGCAGTAAGACTGTTTCGGAAAGACAGAGAGGTGTATGTAAATGGATATTGAAGCATTGCAAGATGACGAATATTTACACAAAACAAGACAAGAAAATATGAGTAAAGAAAAATTAGAGTTCACGATATGGGACGTGATTGTAGAAGACCAACACGGTAAACTCTACAAGCTCGACTCCCCGTGGATAAATGAGAATTGGAAATACGATGAGCAATCAGAGACACTATGGGACGATTTCTAAGTTGCCTCAGTACGTGAGGAGCAACTGATAAGCTGATAGCCAAAGCAATTAGCTATCTACTAGTATGCGTTTGTTTACTGCCCTGTTTCCAAACGACTGAACGTAGGTAGCTTGTAGCACATTGAGGTATGATTTGACCTATATAGAAAATCTACTAGCACTTGTAAAGGTATAGGATAATTTACAAGTTGATGTGTGTTACAAGCTATCTACACCAGAGATAGAAAGGGGCAAAAATGACCAAAGAACAATTGCTAGAAAATTATTTAGCAAATTTAGATAAAGCATTGGGGTTAGTTGATGATACTGATGACTTATCTTTTGAGATGATTTTGTTAGATAATTTAATTGTTCATAAGCAAGATATTTATAACAGAATATCAAAACTTATGGATATGGTTGAAAAAGAGATTGAGAAGGGATAATTAGCTAACTACACATTGTTTAAACAGTGTGTAGATAGGTAGTTATTCATTGACTATCTTCAATGGTTGTTGACAAATACTATGTTGACCGCTATTGTAAATACATACACAAAAATATGAGGAGGCAAAAGTTGAAAGAATTACTTTCAGAAAATCCAGTACACGAAGAGCATCGTAAATTATACGATGGTAATCGTGAGCAATGGTTGAACGATGTTGCAGATTTTATCTATAACAAAATTGCAGAAGAGTTCGTTCCAGTAGTACCGAGAGAAAATATCAAACTATCCATAGGCTTTATGCCGAATGGTGCAGGTGGTAGTGCAATCGGTGTATGCCATTATGAAGGCCATAGTAAAGGTAACTTTAGAGAAATCTTTATCAAGCCTACATTGGGAGCTAGTACATTAGTTGAATGCATCGAGACAGCACAGGTTGTAGCACACGAGGTTACACACGCAGTCTTACCCGCAAAAACTGGACATGGCCCTAAGTTCGCCAGAATAATCAAGAATTATTTAGGTGCCGAAGGTAAGCCAACAGCGACAGTTGCAGGCCCCGCATTCACACTACTTATCAAGGACTTCATCGAAGAGTTAGGATATTTACCGCACTCAAAGATGATTGAAGATAAGACTGGTAAAGGTTCGACTACAGTTGCAGTTCGATGCACTGGAGCCGAGACATGCCCAGGTGCTAGCGACAAATCATTAGCCCAAGGTTGGGGTTTAATTGTAAGAACATCCATTGCATCATTCAGAAAAGTTGGCGACAACTTTAGATGCATGGCATGCGGTTCTTCTACAGTTGTAGAGTTACCCGAGAGACTACGAGCAGATTATCAGTAGATATCTTAGACAGCTTGTTTAAACAGCGAGCTGTCAAAGATACTTACAAAAGTAAGTACACAATCAGAGGAGGCAGTATGGAGACATACATAGTTCAAGCAAGATGCCATCTTAGTAAGTACACCGATGTATTTACTATACAGGCAGAAAGTGCAAGCGATGCTGTTGAGAGGTGGAGCAAACAACAAGCCATAATCGGTATCAATACCGAGTACAGGTGGCCCAACCCAAGAGCATGCAAACTAGAACACTTCAATCCAACTCATGTTCGCATGGATAATATGCCCGCAAATATGAGCGCCAGTGGTAACAACCAAGAAGGTGTTGAGATTGTACAGTTTAGTGAGCTAACTCGAAAGGAGAGGCAAGAGTATTTAGAATGGTTAGAAATTGAGCGTAACTTTGAGAGAGATTTCAAACAAGATTATGCAGATGGAGTTCCATTCTAATTGATACCTAGCTAGAGCTACTTGTTTAAACAGGTAGCTTTATGGTAAGTATCACAAGGATATTTACAGACCAATAGAAATACAGGAGGCAACCATGGCATTTAATCCAGTTAGGTTAAGCACACTAAGAATAGATAGTGGCAAACCATTAGTAGAAGTTGACACTACGAATGGCGACACTATTTTTCTTACATCAGTGGATATCGAAGTACTACAAAAGTATTTCGCATTCGCACTACCTCTTCTCAAAGATGAGGAGAGAAAATTGGGATATACACAGGAGGACAAGTGAGCATAAAGCCATTACCAAAAGTGTGGGAAGATGATGTTAAAGATTATGCAGACATAATCAAAAGCACGCTACCTACAAATCACAATTTGGATACAGATGATATCCAATTAATTGCAGATGTACTTGTAAGAAGTAATCGGCAAAAGTTAAAGAGAAGATTACAAAAGCTAAACTTCTCTAAAAAAAATATACAAATACAGTTAGACAGACAGTCATAACTAGCTAGCACTCATTGTTTAAACAGTGAGTGTTATGGTAGTTATCACAAGGATAATTACGACACAATAAGAATAGAGGAGGCAAACTAATGGCAATTTATAGAGTAGTCATAGAAGTAGATGAGGCATCTTTAGAAGATGCACAAGACCATATACTAAGTCTAAATGGTAGTGATTTAGTAGATGAGATAGTAGAAGTAGAAGATGTAAAACACAACCCAGGTTTTTCATCTATTGATACAGAAGAGCTAGATAGTGCTTGTGAAGTTATGTTCGGCCATTCAGATTGGGAGTTCGTAGCAGACACAGATAAATATATCACTATCAAATTCAATGTAGAAGATACACGAGAGGAGGAAGAGTAATGCCAAATTTATATAAGGTAGTTTATACACAAGAGAATGAGGCTTATGTTAGAGCAGACAGTGAGGATGAGGCAGTAAGCCTTGTATCAGACTACACCAGTAATGGTGGTAGCAACATGCACAACATAAGATTAAACGAATGTGGATGGACTGTAGAAGAGGACTTAGGAGAGCTTAAAGAGTTAGATGATAATGATGAGCGAACACAATTCGATACACATGTTACATCTAATGATTGGAGTTTTCAACAACAAGACCAGGACTGGTTATTTTATAACTAATCCCAACAGGAAAGTCATTCGGGGAGAAATTGCCTTGTCTCCCCGCTTGACTAATTGTTTAAACAAGGCAGGAATAATGAGGAGGCATAATGCCAAGTATAAAACTAAATGAAATAAGAGATGGTGCAGAGTACACATTGAATGAATATTCTGTATGGCTAGAGGTAGACATCGATGGTGATGATGAGAGAAAAATTCTTATTCATCCTAGTGCATTCGATAGCTTGACCAAAGCAATAGCTAAGGCAAAAGAAATCGGTAATGTTGATGGAGACACAGCAACAAAAATGTGGGACACATTCGTGTTATCACAAGAATGTAAAGGAGCTAGATTTGGCAGAACAAGTAGATACGCAACAGAATAACCAAGAGATTACCTTCAAAGTTACGAAGGTAATAACTTATAAGTACGATTACCCAATGACAGAGAACGAATTGTACGATTGCAGACAAGATGCAGAGAACGAACACAATAGGTTCATGTCTCAATGGTGTAATCAAAATGATGCTAAGGAAACTGGTTCAGAAATTCTAAGCATCGAAGTAGTAGAAGGCGATGGTGAGAACGACTGGTTTGAGTGAGCCAGTCAACTCACTGTTTAAACAAGGAGGAATATGTTAAGTTGGCAAGGACTTCTCTTGATGTTTATGTTCGGTGGACTAATCACAATGGCATTTATAACATTGTGGTTTATGTACTCCGAGCTAAAGCTAGAGAGAGCAAATAAAAAACTAAGACTAGAACACGAGGAAGAAGTTAAGAGAGCTATTCGCAAGATACTCTTAGAAGAGGAGGATGATGATGGCCCCTTATAAAGTACTATCTGTTTGTTTTAAGTGGGACTTAGAGACCTTATCAAAAGGTGGTGTCAAGTGGATTATCTACAATGACAGAGACAAAGCAACACTAAAGCAAAAGACAGAGGAATTACAAGAGCCTACAATGTTACAACACTTTAATATCGTAGGTGAGAATGATGATGGATTTATCTTAGAGTTACAAGATGGATTAGAAGTAGATATAGTGGAGGTAAGCAATGGAAAAAATGTATAGATTATTAAATCAATACGCCCTTAATGCATTAGAAGCCCTTGACCTTCGTGATACATTCACGAAGAGATTGGGGTACAAGTTCGCAAGGAAGATATTTGATATATCATTCGTAGAGCTTAATGGGTACAGCCCTTATGACATTGGGAGGTTAGAAGAATGGTAGATGTACAGCAAAGAATAAAAGAATTGCAAGACCAAATTGATGGATACCAAGCACAGCTTGATGCTATCAATAGAGCTATTGTAGATGCGAATGATGAACAGTTGACTACCTTGTTACATACACAAGAGAAGATACACGACAATAAAAAGATTGCATCTTTACAAATAGAGATAAAGCAAAAAGAGTTAGAGCTAAAAAGACTGTACAAGAAGTACGACATTGTTTAAACAATGAGTAGAATATCAATCAATACTTGTTTAAATTTCAACACCTGTTAAACTATGGGTATGAAATACATTGTGAAAAGTGTAAGCATCTTCGACAGTAGTGTGATGATGTGGGAGTTCGACAATGAGGATGAGGCCAAGGCCAAAGTTCGTGAACTCAAAGACACTGGTTCAAACTATTTTATGGTAAAGATTTATCAGACAATAGCCGAACAAGTATAAGCATAAATTAAAGAGGAGGCGACATGCCAAACCCTGGTATTGATTTCTCATCTGCAGACAGCATTAGAAATTGGGCAATACAATTAGCTAACGCTTGTGGTGGAAGTCAAATCTTATTTGGAAAAATAAAACCTGCGAATTTTAATAAAGCAAATGCTTTACTTGAAGAGTTCGCACAAGCATACAACACAAGATATATGGAAGTATATCAACCAAACATAGAAGGAGAAGAACATGCCAACAGTGGAGAAGAAGAATAAGGTAGAAGTACTTACCTTAAAAGTAATAGTAGATAGTACATCGAGACAGACAGCCAAGGAGAGAGAAAACTTTTTCATTGGTTACATTAATAACATTGATGGGTGCGAAGTGTACTACACAAATGTAGAAGATGCGGAGGTGATTAACTTTGGAGCCGACAGTAATAGCGACAAATAATCTTCGTGGCATTCAGCATGAGATTAATCGAATGCAAAAAATGTTAGAAGAAAAACGAAACACAAGAAAGCAATACATCACTGCTTGTTTAAACAGTGGCGTAAAAGTCAAGACTATTGCGGAGATATGTGGAATATCTTTAGCAAGGGTATATAAAATAATGGAGGAAACTAATGGATAAAGAAACCCAAAAGAAACTAATAAAGAATTTTCCAAAGGATGTAGTTAAAGATGCACCCAAAGGTAAGTTCGGGAAGTATGTACCTCATCACATTTACACACAAAGATTAGTAGATGTGATACCTGGTGGATACGATTTTACATACGATGAATTAAGAGGCAAAGACAATGCAATTATCGGAGCCAAGTGTACATTGTATATCAAAGCTACAGAACAAACCATTCAAGAGGTTGGCGATGTAGATATGAATGCAGTAAATAGAAATATCACCGAGAGTGAGTTGCTTAAACTTGCTGTATCAGATGGTATTAAAAGATGTTGCATGAGATTAGGCATCGGCTTAGAGCTATGGACTGGTGGTGTTAGTGAAGAAGAACACTACGCAGACACAACAGAACCAGTTGCAAAACCTAAACCTAAAGTAGAGGTAGAGCAACCTACAGCTAAGTTCTTAGATGAGGACCCTAGCGATATGTTAAACAGACTTCGTGAAGGCCTAGCTTTTCACGAGAGTGATGAGAAAAAACGCAAAGCTGTAAAGGATAAAGCGTGGACTGACTGGAAGAAGGCAGGCAAACAAACTAATGTATCCGAGTGGACCGAGCAAGACTACGATGCATTCATGGACCTATTCGTTGAATATCAACAAGATAGTGATTTGATGAAGGACTTAGGCGAAGTCTTTGAAGAAGGTGTAATTGATAAAGGTAGCAAACCTATTATGAATTGCCCTGGTTGTGGTAAAGCTGATGACATTACCGACAACAGAGAGAAGAAGGCTGATGCCCCAGAAGGTAGTGGTATTAAACGAATACCAGACTTCACTTGCCAACAAAACAATCAATATAATCCAGACAACAATGGTTGTGGATGGGGTGGTTATATTGGTGGCAAAGGTGAGAAGGCAGTTCCTAGCGAATGGCTTTAGAACAAGTGCCATTGAATGTGGAAAAACTAAAGGCAAAGTTACAGAAGAGATATCCAGATTATAACTTTGATGTACCTGCTATGCCCGATACTACTTGTAGGATGAAAGGCAAATGCCCTTCATCCAAGCAAGTGTACTATGACAACGATGGCAATTATTTTTGTGGACAACAAGTAGATGTTGTAACAGACTTGCAATCCATGAAAAAAGAGAAACGAGAATGTGGAGCTTACCTAGTAGATTTATCTATTAGAAAAGCTGAAGAGAAGAGAAAACGAAATGTTGAGCCTCTTCACTAGCATTCTTCCTTTATGTCTTATCCCTATCCAAGAGACACCCGAAGGAATACACAACTTCATACATTGTTTAAACAATGAAAAGAAGATAGAACAAGTAATAGAATGGGAACCTTTAATCAGCAAATACTTTAAAGAAGAAGATAGAGCTGAAGCATTACTCATTGTATATTGTGAGAGCAGAGGTAAGCCTAACGCTGTTGGTACTAATACTGATGGCACCAAGGATGTTGGACTATGGCAGTTCAATGATGATACCTGGAGTTGGCTTACCCCTAAACTCAAAATCACTAGCAAAAGAACTAACCCTGTTGTTAGTACTGCTGTAGCTAGTTGGTTATATTACAACGATGGTAATCACCATTGGAACCCTAGTAGCAAATGTTGGAGGACTAATGCAAGAAATTAGAATGATTGATTTAGAGAAGACAAGGCAATGGGTAAAAACTCGTGGAGAAGATAGCGAGCTGTTTAAACAGTACGCATCAGCCCAACAACTACTTGTCTCTTTAAACAACAAGAGAAAATGGGAGGAGCAAAATGTCGGAGAGAAATAAGAAGTTCGATAGAGATTACAGTAAAGGTATTGCAATGGAAAAATTGTTTGATACTTTTATGATAGGTTATCAAGTCGAAATAAAATCCGAAAGACATATATGGGAGAAAACAAAAAACCATTTTGTTGAGTACAGCTACCTACCTTATGGCAAAGAAGACAAACCCGAAAACTGGGAGGACAGTGGCATAGCCGCAACTACTTCCAACTATTGGGCCTTGATGCTTGTCAATGATAAAGAAGAATGTGTTGGATGCTACTTTATTTTAACCAGTGAGTTAAAAGAATTAGCTAAGAAATATTGGAATGATGACAAGCGTAACACACGAGGAGGAGATGACAATAGAAGTAAAGGCATACTGGTACCAATCGAAGAGATTGCTAAGTTAGCCTATAATCGTTAGGTTATTTCTACCTGTTTAAACAATGACTGGGAATGAGGGACCTCTATCGTTTATTAACAATGTTAATACACCTGGATGGGACCAAAGCCCAGTTCGTTGTGTAAAGTCAATAGACTTATCTAATGATGGACACTGAAACCAATGTCTATCGCCCTGTGTTTTAGCTCTAAAGTGATGGTAGTGAGCAGTAACTAAGATTTCTGCCTGTCCTACTGGAAGCCATCCATACATCTGGCCCTTCCACCATTGTTCAATTTTATTTTCTGCATTACCAGAACCATTAGTCATGTGGCCATGTGTGAATGCACAAGTCTTACCTTTTATATCTAATGTTAAGTGATATCCTTCTGGCACAATGACTTCTACCTTCTTATATCTCTCTGGATTAGCCTGGAATATCTCATCCATTATCTGCAAATGCATTGTATCAGAGTTATCTAACCTGCTTGTAAGCACCTGGCCTTTACCACTTCGTGTCATCTCGCCATGATTTCCTGGCACACCTGTCAATATAATCTTATCTGCGTGTGGTAAGAAGTGTTCTACTGCTTTGTAAATCATACTTCTTGCTAGTGCGTATTGCTCCAAGAGGTTGAGAGAAACATTGTGTGGTTGACTGTCGTAAAAGAATTTTGTACAGTTTTCTGTAAGGTCGCCCATTCCTATTAGATAAACCTCATCAATCTGATATCCTATCTTCCTGTAATTCTTTAATAGTTGCAAACCATCTTGTAATGCAACATCAAATCTTTTAATTGTATTCTCAACTCCATAGTCATCCTTGCCCAACTGCCAGTCGGAGAGAAAAAAGCAGAAGGCTGTATCACCCTTAAATAAATTATGCTTAGGTAATGGTGGCTTCTTAGCTGCTTGTTTAAACAAGGTCTTAAAGTATTTATCTCTTGCAGGATTTTTCTTTCGTATAGAACCTTTGAATGCGTAAAAGGTTTCTACCCTACCACCTTTAAGCTGTGCATTCCAGGAAGATACCTTTAATATCCCATCAATCTCATACTCTTTAGGATTAAAACCCCATTGTTCTAGTATCTTATCGTAGTTCCTGGAGTAGTTTGGGTCAGTACCAACATGTGTTATCTCACCCGAACCAGTTTCGTGGCTAAATTCTGCATTAGGTTGCCACCCTGCTTTATAAAAGTTATTGGCATTCTCTACTGGAATACCTTTAGATTTTTTATCGGGCATTTTCCACCTTTCTATCGTACTTTAATTATACAACAGATGTTGAGGTAGTGGTGTATTTACTTGCTTGCTTTTGGAGGCTTTGGTGCTAATTGTTTTTTAGCAAACTCTTTAATAACTACTAAAGCTGCAGCACCACCAGATAATGCAGCAAGTTGTAGAGCTTCTGCATCTACACCAACTAATGGAGCTACTGTAAGAGCAGATATGAAGGCCTCAACGAATGTCCATACAGTTTTTTCTAATATGGATTTGTATTCTTCACTCATCTTATTAACTTTCCTAACTT